AATCTAATTAAATACAATATCATTCAAATAATTTGGAATTTTTATATTATGAAATGTTATTAAATAAAATAAAATAAATTGTTCTATCGACTGTCCTTCTTGTTTATGTACCCATGCATCACTAGATTTTTTTGAATTTAAATGTTTTAATTCAAATAAATATTTTTCCACGTTAGAACAATGATATCTTTTATTGGTCAAATTAAAAGTAAATCCATACAAATTTATTTTACATTTTAATTTAATCAAATATAACAATCCCAACATTCCAGTACTCAAATCATATTCATAAAAATATTCAAAATTTAAAAATTCAGATTTAATAATTTTATTTGTTATTTCATTTGAATTATCAATATTATTTTCATATTTTTCAGTCAAAATATTTAAATCATTATAATTTTCAATATATGTATTTTTTAACTCTTTTTCTAATTCCTTATTTTCATAATTTTGTTCGATTATTTTCAAATTTTTAATTGAATTATTATAATGAATTCTATTGTTCATTTGAATTATTTTTTTTAAATTTTTTAATTTTTGTCTATTTTCTAAATAATACGAACAATAAAATTTAGTACACAAATGATTAAAATTGGCAAATACATAATCAATATTTATGTTGTTTTCATTGAAAAATAATATTGATGAATTACAACATATAGTCAAAATATTAGTATCAATATTGTGTAATTCATCTATTACTTCTTCACTATCTGTTACGTAATTAATTGTTTTTCCTTTTATATTTAGTTCATCTAGTAATTCACATTTATAAAAAAAATTATTAAGGTTTTCATAAACATTATTTAAATTTGTAAAATCATATTTCACTTTAAATTTTTTATTTATAATTTCTAAAAAATCTTCAAAAGATGTCATTCAATTATTATAAATATTGTTTTATTTTTATAATGAATGGCATTTTAATCACAGTTCGTATGTCTTCATCTAGATTACCCAATAAAGCTTTATTTAAATTAGGAGACGATACGATATTGGAATATCAAATTAAAAGTTTACAAAGATGTAAAACTATAGATAAAATTATAGTTTGTACGTCAACTCAAGTTTACGATGATGTCATAGTCGAAACCATCAATAAATTAAAATTACCAAATGTTTTTGTTTTTAGAGGTTGTATTAAAGATAAATTGAATAGAATGTATCAAGCTGCTAAATTATACAATATTAAAAATATTTTTTATACAGGAGCTGACAATCCTTTTGTTGATGTTTCATTAATAGATGAAATGATGAATCAGTTAGTTAGTAGAAAATTAGATTTTATTGATGGAGAGAGATTAGATGTTCCAATTGGATCAATAGTCCAAGCATTTACTTTTGAAAGTATTGAAAAATGTTGTCAAATTAAAAATACTGATGATACCGAAATGCATACAATTTATTTTAAAGATTCTGGATTATTTAAATATGGATTATTTGATACAACCAACATTGATTCAAAACTTAAAATAAGTGATTTAAGATTAACAATGGATTATGAAGAAGACTATCAAATGTTTTTGGAAATTTACAAAAGGAAAAAAAATGATTTTTTAGATCTTGATGAAATTATTGATATTATAAATAAAAATCCTGAAATAAAACAGATAAATTATTTTAGAAATATTGATTGGAATAATAAACAAAAAGAAACTGAAAAAATGATAATTAAACAAAATTAACAAAAAATATAATCCAAATACTGAAATACATAATATAAAAACACAATTTGAATTAGAAAATAAAATGAATATATTATTTTGTTTGTCATAATATACAAAACTATAATTGAACATTCAATCATCAATTTTATTTTTTAATTCAATTTTTTATTTAATTTTGTAAATCGAATTATTTAATTTTTTTATATCAATATTTTGACTTAAACCACAATTTTTTATTACAACTTTTGATAAATTTAATTTATCAATTTCCAAAATATTGTTTTCTGATATGGACCAAATATTAATTAAATAAAGATTTTTTAAATTGATCATACATGTTAATTTATCAATTAATAAAACCAAATGACAATGACCATTTAATTTTATAGTTTGTAAATTAGTCATTTCATGTATATTATGCATTTTATAATTGTGTGTTTCCAATACAATTATATTTTTTAAAAATAAACTTTCCAGTCCATAATCTTCTGTAAATAATTTTAATTTTTTAATGTTGGACAATTTCATTATTCTTTCATGATTTAATAATGTTTGGCTTTTTATTTTTAATTTATTTATTTGAGTTAAATTAGGTAAATAAATTTTGCCTTGAGATTGTAAATTTAAAGATTTTAGATTTACTAAATTTTTCAAATATTTTAATTTTTCTTTGGGAATTTTGCTTGAAGATATTTCTAATTTCACCAATTTATTTAAACAGCAAATTTCATTCAAATTGACAGTTTCTAAATATCTAACATAAAATGACAATTTTTCAAGTTTTGTCAAAACAAATAATTTATCTAAACCATGTTCTTTCTCTTTAAAAATATAATCTACAACATTTAATTTTCTTAAATTTGTCAAACTGGAAATTTTATCATAAAAATCATCACCCGAACCTTTTCTAATAGTAGTTTTCAATTTTGTCAGCTGACTCAAAATATTTAAATTATTAAATGATTCCATTTCATTGATTGATAAAGATCTTAAATTTGGAAACAAAGTGTGTAATTCTTTTATTTGATTATTATTTAAATAAAATACAGTTAATTTTGTTAAAGTTATTGAATTAAATGGACTGTATCTGGCATTAAATTTAACTTTATTTAAATTTTCCATTTGTGAAAAATCAATTGGAAGTACTACATGTTGACTTGCAGTTAATGACAATTTATTTTTAATATTTTTGATTTGATCAGCGTATGGTTTAATTTTTTCAAAAGATATACTAATCGGAAAAATTATTTTATTTATTCTTGTATTCCATGATTTTTTGAATTGATCATCGTATTGGTAAGTAATTTTTTTAAATTTTGGTATTTCAATATTTGAAATTGATTCAAATCTTTTGATTTGTTTGTTAGTATCTAAAAATGATGATATCAATAAAATAATATCAGATGGTAAATCATTTAAATTCATTGATAACAGCATAAATCAATTATAATATTTTAATTCAATTTTTTTAATTTTCAGATATACAATAATAGCATTGTGTTGGTTTAAATCCGTTAAAGTTTGCACTACTTGCACTGATAGTATAAGCCCCCATATTTTCAGAATAAACCCATTCACCGATTGCCAGATCCGGTAATCTACAATCAGTATCAATTGTATCCATTGAATCACATGTTCTCCCAAAAACAATACATCTATACATTTCATTATTTCTTTCATTATATGGTAGGATTTTTGGTTTAGCATGATCAAAATGTATACAATTATAGCTTGAATATACACTGTCATTCAAATAATATTTAATTAGTTTTTCATTAGTTTGTTTATTAACTTCTTCTTTTTTACCAATTACATTTAAAACTAGTGTATGAGATGTTGATACCATAAATCTTCCTGGTTCAGCAATTAATTTAATTTGTGGATATTCTTTAACAAAAACTTCATCAATTGTTTTATTGACAATATCTGCAATGTCATCAAAATTCTGTACATCATCGTCTGCTGGAAAACCTCCTCCAATATCTAAAACTTGAAAATTAAATCCAAAATTTTTAGCAATATCAAAAGTTTTTTTTGCATCTTTAATTGCATTTGCATAAGTATTTAAATCAAAACAATTACTTCCAACATGAAAACTTACTCCGACAATACTAATTTTACATGCTTTAGCCAAAGTGAAAATACCATCCAGTTCCTCTAAATCAACACCAAATTTACTACTGAATTTACAAACACTATTACTATCATCCACTTTTATTCTAACCAATAAGTCTGCTTCTGGATGATATAATTTGATTTTATATAATTCACTTAAACTATCAAAAGTAAGTAAATCAATATCTTCTTGTCTGGCATATTTTATTTGATTTGATGCTTTAATTGGATTTGCAAAAATAATTCTATCTGGACTAACTTCAGCATTTAAAACTTGTGCAATCTCATCACGACTTGCACAATCAAAGTTACAACCTAATTTAGCTAATAGCTCCACAATAACTCGATTAGGATTACATTTAACTGCATAATATGGTTTAACACGAGGTAATCTCATTGTCCATTTTTGATATTGTTGAATTATTTTACTTAAATCCACAATATAAAATGCTTGATCATTATCATACATATCTAAATAACATCTAATTTTATCTAAAATATCTTTATCATTAGAAAAATTTTGTAAATTATAATCTTTGAAGAAAGCATATAAATCAGAAAAATCTAATGTGTTATTGTTTTCCATAATTAATAATTGATGTCAAATAAAATATGATTCAATTTTTATTATAGTTAAGAAAAATGAATATTAATTAAAATAATATAAAAAAAATTTATGACCTATATTAATGAATTTTGAAAAAATCAGTATATTTTTACTATTTGCATTAATACTTTATCTTTTCCACAAAAATAATAAATATGAACAAATGAATGAAACAGGTAATTTAAATAATTTAGATATATCAGCAATTAAAACATTATCAGATATATCACAAAAATTAATATCTGGAGGATTAACTATTCCTGGTGATGTTAATATTGGTGGAAAATTAGATGTTTCAACATTAACTAGTAATTTATTACCAAAAGGCATTGTTGTTGCTTGGAGCGGTGACCCCGCAAATATTCCAAAAGGTTGGGCATTGTGTGATGGTAAAGATGGTAGACCTGATTTAATTGGTAAAATGATCTTGGGATCTGACCAAAGTAAACCAGAACAAAAAAGTGGAGCAAAAGGAGGATCTTTCACAGCTAAATTAGAACAAAAAAATATACCACCACATACACATAATATATCACAAGCACCAAATCATAATCATTCATCTAGATTTGGAGGCGGAAGAGCAAATAAGGGTGCAAGAGAAGGATCATGTAGTACAGAAGGATGGGTTTGTGGTAATAACGGAGAGTTTACTTTGAAAACTTCTGGTGCAGGTGCACATTCTCACACCATGGATAATTGCGGCGAATGTAAAGCAGAACCATTTAATGTAACCAATCCATATTATGCTTTAGCATACATAATTAAAATATAAGATACATATTTTTATATGCTTTTTATTTTTAACTTGATAAGGTTAATAATAAAAAATTGTTCTTGATTACAGAATTTAAAATAAATTTTTATGAAGAGAATACCATTCCACTTCGTGC